CATCCTGCTGATCACGCTGTAAGCCAATGACTGCATCTGACAACTGGCTAATGCCTTGAGTACCTCGTAATGAAGAGAGACTAATCTCAGCCCCATTCTCAAGCCCCTGTCCTTGTTGTCTACGAGTGTGTGAGATACCAAACAAACCTACGCCTGTCTCTTCAACAAAGGTACGCAGCTTAGTCAATAACATATCTAAACCCTTACGCTCATCGGTATCCATACCAGACAAGATCATTTGATAATGATCCAAAATAATCCACTGGCAGTTCTGTCCTTTCACCATGTAGCGTAGGCGATTAAGTACATTGTCAATATCAAGTGAGCCAAAGTGATTGAACAGCACACAGCGACCAGTGCCCATCGTGCTGTCATAGCACTTCTTTAGTTCATCCTCTGTATATTCCACATGAGGAAGATGTAAAGGTTTACCTGCTTCGATGGACATAATACCTAAGGCTGTACGCTCAGGAGATTCTTCCAAGAAAGCCATCCCAATATTGTCATTGGTTGTCATGAGCAAGTGGTGGATAAGCTGTCTTAAGAAAGTAGACTTACCTTGACCAGTACCTGCTGCAATGGTAATAAGCTCACGCTTGCGTAGACCCGCCATCATCTCATTCAGTTTGGCATAAGGCCATGAAGCATCAGGTAGTTGCTTAGGCTTCTTCAATTGTTCCCACAAATCAGCACCGTTAATAATGCCGTCTGGTTTGTAGGGTTCAGCAGCCCACCACCGTGAAACAAAGGCAGCTTCTTTGTTATCAGCAAGCCACTCGCATGCATCCTTGTATGCAGGATCTGGTTTAAATATCTTGCACTTGCTGCCAAACAATTCAGCAACTTCCTTCGCTGCCTTCTGTCCTGCCTCATCACCATCAAAGCACAGCACAATGTTTTCAAAGCTGTTGATGTATTCGTAGTTGGCTTTGGCATCCTTCAATGCACTACCTGCACCTGTGCGAATAGACACCACAGGATATTTACTACCTGTCAATTGGTATGCAGCCAGTGCATCAAACTCACCTTCAGTGATGGTGAGATACTTGCCATTGGATGGGTATAGGTTCTGTCCAAACAGAGTACCCTTACTCCACCCACCTACGGTAGTAAACTTCTTGTCCTTCACTTCCCTACGCTTAGCTGCTACCAGTTGGGAGTTACTGTCGTAATAGGGAAAGTAGTAATGGCCTTCGCTACGAACTACGCCATAGCGTTCCATTGTTGCTTTGCTAATGCGTCTATCAGACACACTAACACTGTGTCCTTCGTTGTAGCTTTTAATAAAGCCACTCGTATCTTTTGTATCACCGTCTACATCAATCACTTCAAGTCTTTCGTTGTTCGTTGAGGGAATGTATGTGTCACATACAAAACATTTGGTGGACATGTCTTCGTTCAGTGACATACCGTCACTGCTGCCACATGTCTCACAAGGTAGGTGGGTTTTTAAGAATGCCATAGCCTTTGTAAATAACTTTGTTGGTCTTCAATACTTGTCCGTATCCATTGAATAGCTTAGTCATTCTAGCATCGTGAAGGCTGTGAAGTCCAATTAATAAATTGGCAAGCTCGTCTTCATCAGGCTTCTTCTCTCTGTCCAATAACACCCACAGGATGGAATCGATGTCCTCCTTAGTTATCCAAGCAGCCATGATGAGGTCTTCAAGTTCATGTAGTTTCATACTACGCCCTTCATTTGTTCAGGTGTTAAACACTTCTGTCCTGTACTTTCCCAATGGTTGTACACACCACGATAGACAATACCATCATGGCATTTAAAGTGGACAGGTTTGTAATGCTCTTGTCTTGCTACGTCATAACCAACATGATAAGAACCAATACCAGCGATGAGGCCAACTATCCATAGGGATAGGTAGTGTTGTGTGTGGCTCATGTGTTCTCCTTAAGTGGAATTGCTATTGACTCACCACATCCAACGGTGCTTACATAAGCTGTGATACACCAGTCACCTGCTTTAAGAGAGTGGTCAAACTTGCGTATGATTTCCAAGGGATACTTTTTATTCCACTCTTTTGTTTGAGGTTCACTATCTGCCCAGCATCTAGCAACAATTAAACAAGACGATGCAGCATAACCAACAACATATGTTCTTGGCTGTATGTGTCTAGGCTTACTTGTAAGTTTTATCTTTTCTTTCTTGCACCATTCCTGCACTGCAAGCACAGATTGTTTTTCAAGTTTAGTTGTCATGTGTTCTTCTCCTTAAGTTTAGCTTCGATAGTTCTGGTAAATTGTTTAATGATGTTGTTGTCTTCGTCTTTTGCTTCAAACCACAAGACATCAATTTCCTCATCCGCAAGCCCAACCCATGTACGTTGTGGTGTATCACTTAACAAATACAAAATTGTTTCTTTACTGTCTTGTGTCAGTAGCCAACGAACAACGTCTGCCGTTGAATGTGCGTCAGTAATTGTGTAACTGCCGTCAGGGTTCTGTTTAATTTCAGTTTTGATTTCACTCATACTTCCCCCTTAATGCCGTGTGCGGCTTCGATGGCTCGGGCAAATGTATATAGCCGTGTGCCATAAGCGTTTAAATCCTCCATGATTGCACCTATCTCCTCATCCGTCAGCGGCTTGCGCTGTGGTGGGGTGGTGTAGAGGGGTTGAATTTCCATGTTTAAAAATTGTTCTTCTGTTTTTGGATGGCGATACATCAAAACCCAATCTCGCATAGGGTCTGTGCAACGGATACGCCACGCCACAGGCTCTTGCTCTAGCTGTGCCATCGGCAATCCCCCTGCCCTATGTGCTGTATCTTCTGGCGTCCATTCCTCGCTACGCCTCATACGGAACACGGCTTGCAAGTTGGGGTCATCTACCATGTCGCAGTCTTCACGCTCAGTCTCTGACTTGTAGCGCACCACACCGAACTCAGCCTCATGCACTAAACCGCAGTCGCAGCATTTCATCAAATAGTTTTTTGAGTCAGGACACACCCACTCAGACCAATCATCAGCGTTCTCAACTTCGTGCTTAATAAACTCTGGCTGTGCCAAGGCTTCTTTGATGGCGGCTTCAACATCGCTAAGTTTCACCAGAACGCCATTCAATTTTGGAACTTTTGTGATGGCCTCCAGCGCCAGCTTCAATGCTTCGTCTTTAGTCATGCTTGTCCCCTTTCACCCCACATTAAAGCCTTCATAAACCTACTTACCTTAGATAGTTTTATCCATTGCCAAACAATGAATGGTAAATCAATCTTTAAAAGTTCACCACCATGACCAATCGTAACAACCGAATGGTTTGTAACCTTCCAATCCAATGCGGTACTAAATTTTCCATTGGTGTTAATGTTTGAATTTGTAAATGAATATGTAACTGGTTGACTTTCAAGACCTCGGCAAAAATTAAGCATTACTTCTGCCCATTCAAGCGTTTGAAATTCATGTTGTTCAATTGCTTGTCGAGTGCTTCCAATGCCAAGTGAACCATCAGCACTTAGTCTCATGGCAGTGGTTGTCCACTTACCAACAATGTACTTGTCGCCTTGCTTCTCAATGTCCCATGCAAACGGTTTCCAATAAATCATTTTGCTGCCTCCATATACAGACCAACATTACCCAGTGCATAACCAATGAAGGCAATGCCTAGCCCAGTGTTACCCTTGAGCAGCAGATCCACTGCCACCACTGCATACACTACACCAACAATAGCGATAAGCCAAGCACTCATTTGATCACCTTAAATTCTTGTAACACACGAGACAAAGCACAGAGAAGTTCATGGTCTAAGTCTTGATATTGTTTCTTAAGTTCGTCATTAATTAACCATTCCAATTGTTCAATAACAATTGCCTCTTGTTCCATTTGATTTAGTTCCATATCAGTCCCATAGTGCTCTGTAATATTTACCAAACAACATGAAAGCTTTCTTCATCCTAGCTTCATGCTCCTCAATACCTGCATAATCAATCTTAATCTTATTGATCTGCTCTTCCAAACCTGCCTTACCATCCACCTCTGAGTGGTCATAGAACTTGTCTGTTGATTTTTCATCAACCATCTGAGTGAATGCCCAGATCATTTCATCCATCGCCCAGTCCCATCGCTTGAACCAGTGCTCATCAGTGTCCCATGTGTTCTCCTTCGGTGGTGCTGATGTGCTACGCAAATGCTCAGGCACATCCTCATCATCCACATTAGGACCGCCATGCTGTGTTTCCTTAAGCTGCTTGAGCATAGGCAAAATGATGAGTGACAGTGTGTGATCCATAGCCCATGTGTCATACCTATCAAGCTTCACAATCACAGTGCGCTTCCTCTTCTGATGCATCCACTGCAACACACTACCAACCCATGTTTCACTGAGCCACTCACCCCACTTGTATGCTCTGTTCTCACTAACCCCAAACTTTCTTGTCAGTTCAGCAAGCTGATATGGCCCAAGCCAATTGGGGTAACCTCCAATGTA